TGAACCTCAATAGGTATGTAAGTATTTCTTTTTTCTTCTGCATCTGTCCATATCTTGTAAAACATATTCATACCATGTGGTGTAGAAACGATAATCACTTTTGTAGATTTACCAGATGAGATTGTAGGATACACAGAACTAAAAAACTGTTCTGCAACATTGGAGGGAACATATGCAAACTCGTCCAAGAATATAATATTGTATGAACCACCTCTCACTGCACTTGCAGATGTTGATGATGCAAGTATCTTAGAACCATTCTCTAATTCTAACGAACCTTTGTTCCAAGACATTACCCCTTGTTGTAACCATTTTGGTAAATGTTCGTATGCAAGTTGTAGTCGTCCTAACAAATCTCTTGCAGTTGCAGCCTTGTTCGCAAGTATAGCTATATTAACACTTGGATTAAATAGTGCGTAATGTAGGAGGTAAGATATCATCACAGTGGACTTACCAGACTGACGAGGTAATTTACAGATAGTAAAACGATTTTTGTGAAACGTACCAACCATCTCTTTTTGAAATGGATACATCTTGAATTGTATTAGACCTTCATCTAGTGAAACAATCTTTACATAGTTCTCAATAAAATACTGAGGACTGTCCATACATTTTTTGTATTCGAGAAGTTCTTCTTTCGTCCACTCTTGTTGGACATTTGCTTTCTTTAGATTAGGATTACCTAGATATACACTATCAGTCATCTTTCCTATCCCTTAACATCTTCTGTAACTCAGCAGTCGAACCAACATACAACGCATTCGTTACACTCTTTGGTGCGTTGTTTGGAACTTCTTTTAACTTCTTCATCTTCTCTTGTAGGTCACCAAGTTTCTCTGTAACTTCTGCGACTTGTTTGATTAGATTACCAGCTACTTCGTATGTTCTAGGGTGTTCACTTTCTCTTGCGATTTCTAATATACCTTCAATCGCATCTGTACCTTTCTCTACTAGATTGTAGAAGTTCTCTCTCTGGTACTTGTAATCATTCTCTAGGTCTTCGTTATTTTCTTTAGGTCTAGGTATAACTTTCTTTTGCACAGGTTCGGACTTTGCAAGTTCTACTGCACCTAGTGCTTCATCTATTATGTCTTTTGTTTTACTCATCGGCCATTATTATTATACTTGAACGGTACATCGCCCCAAGCAAAATAACCCATACCTGTAGAATGGTTCATAGCAGAATCACTAGTACGAGCTTTAAATCCGTTAGCAAGCATTTCCAACCTTCTTCCAGTAGAACTGTATTCTGCATAAGTGTCATCTAAATCAATAAGTGTATCGATTGAAGCACCATTGCTATTGCTGATTATATTGTGAAAACCCCAATGAGGACTTCCACTAAATTTTAACGGAGCAACTAAAACAACTGAAGGCCTAAATCCAGTATAAACATAAGCACCATCAGTATTTCCAGTGCCCTTAAAAGTACCAAATTTTTGAAAGCCCTCTGTATTTCTCCAACAATAAGCAACATAATTTTCTCCACTTGCATTTAATTTGTGTTCATCACCTATTGATATAACTGTTGAGGTTGGGTCTGTGGCTTGCATATAAGCTGTACCTGATACACTACTACCTAAGTTTTGGTCAACCCTTATAAGTTTATTATTACCTAACAATCCACCACTATTGTAAACTGCCCAACTGTCATTTTGAGATAAATTTTTCCAAAATATACAATCAGGAGCAGCAGATAAACCATGACCTATTGTTGCGTTACTTCCTGTGCCTGAATATGTAACTATACTAAAAGACTGGGGTGGGTCTGCTTGAACGGTTGTTGTAATTGTACCACTAGTGTTTGAAGCAGTAGTTCCTCCATTTGCTCTCCAACAAGCTGCAGCATAAGTTACTGTATTATCATTATTACCATTTGTATTATTCCATTTAATACCATCATCTAAAAATTCTACAGTATCTCCAGCACCTGCTCCTGCTGTTTGAGCATCAGCTGCATCTAAAAAAACATAGTTATTTCCACCTCTTGAAGAATCTAAAACTCTTTTACCTTGACTAGCACTTCTGTTTAAACCCCATACGAGGTCAGGCTTAAATCCTAATCCTGTAACTGAGTTTGCACCACCATTTCCAGTATATGAAAGTAGACCAAATAGTTTTGAGGGTGGGTCGTCATCTGTTTGTGCTGGGTCTATACCACTATCTATTGGTAAATTAGCTGAACATATTGCTAAAAACCCTGATGGCGGCGAGTATTTAAATGCTCCAAAACCATTACCATCAGCATTACCTGCTCCTGTAATTTCTCCACCAAATGTATCATCTTGCCCTGCATTACATATCATATATGATGCACCCTCATAGGAGCCTACAAATACCATCATTTCTGTTAATGCAGTAAAAGTATCTCCAGCATTACTTCCTGCTGCTGGGTCACCAGAGTTAAACCAAGTATTATTTTTACCCCACCATATTTTTCCATTATCAATATCTACTGCTATTTGACATATATCTTCATCAGAAAAACCAGAACCATAACTTGTGCCACTTGTAGAACCAAAAACTCTTTTTTCTCCATTAACTAATTGTATATCTGAAGTAATAGTTAATGCAGGAGCATTACTTGTATTTTGTAATGTAGTAGAATTATCTCCATTTGCTACTATTCCTATCATAGGAAATCCACTCGCAGGGCTACCATCAACAAAAAATTCTATGTACCATTTACCACTAGGAAGACCATGCGTTAATAGAGTAGTTGCTGTACCTCCAGTATTACCTCTAAACCTAGTATTTCCTTGAGAATATACAGCACCAGCATAACTAGCTCCTGCTTGTGTATTAGCTAGAGGATTCCATGTTGCAAAATTTCCACTACTTGCCATTTTTTTTTATCTCCTATTCACCGAATGTTGGGCTATCTAGCACTTGATGGTCGGCGCCAAGTCCTGCTGCTACTGCAAAATCATTATTGTTTCCTGAGCTGTCATCTCCAAGTGCAGAAGAATTTTGAAATTTTAAATGAAAGCCATTTGTACCAAAGGTCGTACCACTTGGGTCTTTTGGAATCCACACTCCATTCTTTGATTCGCCAAATTGACTAGCTGCATAAGATTGTCCATCTGCAAATATTACTTCTGCTAAATAAGCATCTAAATCATTGTCACCACCTGTTCCTGCTCCAATAGAATGAACATCTCCATTTGTGTTAAATCTATTGCTATCTCCTGCTGGTTCATTAGTACTTACTCTAGTTTTTTCAGTACCATTTACATAATATTTAATTCTACTACCTGATGATTGACTTGTATCATATCTTAATACTATATGCAACCATGCTGTAGTATCACGATAATATCCACCTATTCTATCATCTCCACCATTTGTTCCTCCAGAACTACCTCTTAACCCATACGCAGCTATTCTATCTCTATTATCTATTCCACCTGAAGTTCCACCACCAGATTCAAAACCAAATGCTGCTCCACCTCCACCAACTCCAGTTCCTCTACTAATAATCTGTTGCCAACTTGTATTACCACCATTTGAATATGTTAAACTTCTTTTAATCCAACATGAAAATGTAAACTTTGTTAAATCACTAGAAGTACCAAAAGTTCTACTTAAACTATCATTACTAGCTGATTCAAATCTACAGCTTTGAGAAATCTGGTAATCATAAAAACCACTAGAACCACCAGAACTGTAACTCCATTGTGACGAACCTATAGGGCCTGCCATATTATAATCTCCTATGCAAAAGCAAGTTGAGGTGTTCCAAGTAATATTCTGTTTGCAGCTGCAACCACATAAGGAACTATATCTGTTGCATTACCAGCAGTTGATAATGTTATTCCAGCACCTCCAGCAGATTCGTAATCTGTTCCAAGAGTTAAAGTGTTAGAACCACCAGCATCTTGAATGAATACTATGAAACCAGACTGACCGACTTTTTCTGTTGACGGATTTGCGAGGGTTATACTACTTGTTAAAGTAAGTACAAAGTTTTGATTAGCATCAAAATCTAAAACTGTACTACCACCTTGAGAACCAGCAACACTTGTTTTACCTATGACTGCGTTTGTGAATGCTGTAACAGCACCACCTATTTTAAGTTGGTCATCGCCATTCTCATCATACTCTATTGTTGCATCTTGGTCATTTCCAAACTTGATTGCTTTGTCATCTGCAATGAATACATCTCCAAACTCTTTGGTTGTAGAACCTATGTCTGCACCACCAGATGTGTCTGGTAAGATTACTGTACTTGCATTAAGTGTTCCCACAGTTAAGTCACCCATCTGGAAACCTGTACCATCATCATCAATCTTTGCGGCTGTAATTGAATCGTTTGCAACATCACCAGTTGCAATTGTTGTATCACCTCCTGTTAAAAGATTTGCGAGATTTCTTGCGTTACTCATTTTTTTCTCCTATACCTCTCTATTTATGTCTGTTATGGGCCTGCTGTCCAAAACTCAACGTCATAATGAGTTTCTACAGCACCACCATCATAGTTACCCCAACCGAATTGTATTGCATCACTATTTGATTTTGCACCAGTGCTACTGGTTACAAGTGTGTTTGTAGAGGTATTTGCATAATATTTATCAGTTACAGTAAATCCTGTTCCTGCTAAATCAGGTGGAGAAGCTCCTCCACTATAAAATCCTTGTACATAATAAAAATTATTCTCATCTCTACCTACTCTGAAAAAATATGGATTAGTACTTGTATGACTTGCGTATGTGCCTGGCAAACTAAGTCTGGTCGTAGTGCCAGAATCAACGTAACTTGAACCAGTTCCATATGACCATCTAACTTTAGGAGTACCACTAGCATTATAAGTGTCAAAGTAAACCCAAGAGGCAAGTCTTTTTCTGTTAATCACATAAGTATCGGTCACAGTTTCTAAATAAGTTACAGATGTTTCAGCACTTGTACTAGTGGTAAACATACCAGCTAACCCATATCCATAACCATCAAATGAATATTGTATAAATGAGTGTCCTTGAAAACCATCTGTCTTAGTTGTATTAGCTTCTTTAAAATTATTACCGCCTGGCGATGCAAGAACTAAGGTGTTTCCATTAGCATGACTATATCCATTATAAGTCCAAGTTGAATAGGTTGAAGTTGCTGTAAAACCTTCAAAGTCAGATTGTGAAACTCTTTCAGGGTCACCAAAACCAGTTGATTGACCACTAGCACCCATTAATATATCTTTAGAAAAGGGCATTACTTATCCGTCCCACTTTCTGGGTCAAAGTTCTTTGCATCTTCAAAGAAAGAGGTTGACTCATTAAAACCAAAATCGTCATCTGCATCTGCACTTGCTGGATTTGGTGTAACTGTGTATCTCTGTTCTCTACTTGGTGCGTTAACTTTTGTATCAGTGTATTGGTCAACTTGTACAGTTCTAATAACCTTATCAGAAGTAACAGGGCCGTATAGATAAAACTTTGCAGTGAAAGTAAGAGTGTAAATAATTGCTCTTCTTTCTTCGAAGTTTCCTTGATAACTATCTTCGTAACTTACAGAACCTAATATAATTGGAACATCTCTTTTGATACCCATATCAGCCATATCGTTTATTGTAATCGTATAGTCTGGTTGAAAGTATGGAAGTATCTGTTCTACAATCTGTAACGCATCATCAGAGTTCTTTGCCATGACATACAAAGTAAAATCTAAATTGTATGGTACAGGCATATACTGTACATCTAACTTATTTGAATCACTTGATTTAACTTTCTTAAACTTTTGTACTCTGTTTAGTTTTCTTACAGGGTCATATGCAAGATTAGAAATCTCAAAACCTATTCTTGGTAAAGTGACTGCAACTTTATTTTTTAAAGATGGGTCATTATCAAGTCTTGTTAAAAACTTTTGTTTAGGCCCATATGCAAGTGGTACTTTCATCTTTTGAATGATTGTTCCACTATTGTTTTTTCTTACAATGTTTATGTTGTTAAATATTGTACCAAAAGAAACTACGACTTTTCGCATTGTTTCATGGTAGAATTGTGTTCCTAGCATAATTAATCTCCAGCATCACCAAACGGATTTCTTTCCGTAAAGTCTAATATGTTATCATCTAATGTATCAAACATTTCGTTTTGCTCCAATGGAGCAGTTTTAGTTGTATTACTATCTCCTACTATATAGGTTTCTTGTATGAGGTATGCAGTGATACCTGTGTCTGCGTCATTCTCTAGTGCAATGTTCTCACCGATAGATGTTGAGTCATTTTCAAAGGTAATATTATCACCATCTGTTTCTTCAAGTAATACACCATCTCCATGTGCAGCAAAACTTTCAAGTCTAATGTTTTCATTGACTGCACTTGATTGTTCAAGTGTGAATTGTTCTGCAAGTGTATCTACAGATAAGTCATCTTCAATCGCATCAATTTCTTCAATACCTGTATCGAGAACTTCTGAGCTATACTCATACTGTGAACACTTAAGTTTGTAGATTGGATTATTATCTAATTGATGAAAAGGTTCATCATGGTCTACAAAGTTTATTTGAAATATCTTTTCTACGATTGGGTGATAAACTAAATCACCCTCTTGTGGTCT